ATTACGAAGTAAATAAAAAATAAAGGTTATGGCAAATATGAGTTACTGTCGATTCGAGAATACGTATAGCGATCTTTTAGATTGTTTAGCGAATATTTCAGATGTAGCTGGAAATGAAAGAGATGAACGATATAGGATTCGTTTGATTCAGCTTCTAAAAGAAAATAAAGATTTGATTGAGGAGTTGGAAGATTAGAATATAGTTCGTATCTTTAGATATAATTAAAAACAAACAAAGGTTATGGAAATACTAAAAACAACCACGGAGGTTCAAAAGGTAATCGAGACAATTGTTCAAGACGGCTCAAGCGTTTACATTGTAAAAGATTACTACCAGGCAGATAGCGATAAGATTATTGATACGGTAATAACCACAAAAGATGGTTACGCGGTCGATGACCCTGCTGAATTCGAGTCTATTATCGAATTCCTCGAAGAAAATTAAAATAAAAGTTGGTTCGTGTTAACTTAGTTCGTATATTTAGGTATAATTAAAAACAAACAAAGGTTATGAAAGCAAATGAATTAAATGAAGGGGTTTACGAAGTATTAACTCGCATTACTTACGCCCGAAAAGTGAATAGTTTTAGCGAATCTACTGCTAGCATGTTTATACATCTGTCAGATGAAACCAAAGCGGCTATAAAATCCTTCCCGGTTTTGGATTTCGATGATGATGTTGATTTGATGGATATTTTTACTCTTGATGGAGATCAGCAGTTTTATGTATTTCATAATACGACTACCGATGGATATTTCTTAGTTGATACCCAGGGCTATAATTACCCCCGGTATATCACCCGACTATGGGGTTTCATGAATGAACAAACCGATGATCAAATCGATGATACATTCCTGCGAATGGATGGGCTGGTTCGAATTGCTGATGTTGCGATTTTAAGATCTGTGGTTAAGAGTTTGGCTTTTGATTTGCAGGAAGAAGGATTTGATAGAGCAGATATCATCAATTTCATCGATGCTCAAATCCACGGAGCACTTTTTGAAAAATAGTTGTCTCCTAAGATCTTAGTTCGTATATTTAGGTATAATTAAAAACAAACAAAGGTTATGAAAGATAATAAAGTTATAGTAGATACAGTAATTGATTTGCTAATTGATATCGATTGTGATGGCGAAACGATGGAGTTTATCCTTCATAAAGTAGGAATGGAATATCAGATGCTAAGGCAGTTGATATTAAGTATGCCTTTAGAGCAGGTAGAATATCTTTTGGAAGAACGAAAAGGGTTGGTTAGTTAAAAGTTAGTTCGTATATTTAGGTATAATTAAAAACAAACAAAGGTTATGATAAATGAAATTCAAGATCCCAATCAGCTTACTCTCGGTATTGAAAACCAAGTATTGACTGTTGAGCAAATAGCGCGAGTAGAAGCATTCAAAGAGCGATTGACTAAGAGTAATGAAAATACTAAAGCTTCTTTGCTCCGTAAGCAGGCTCTACTGCTAGAAAATGGCTTTATCGAAGGTAAGGATTTTAGCTTCTCTATGGAGGAGGTAAATGAAGACGCAGATGTTAATGCCAATGGCTGGAATGATAATGAGGTGATAGTTACTGTAGATGTTCGGCGGGTTAATGGTAAGTGTGTGCTACTCTACGATCGTTATGAAGCTACTTCTGATATGATTGTTCAGTCGATAGCAGGTTTTAGTGTCGAGCTAAATAAAGTAGAGTGCCATACTATTAACGGTAATGGCCGGTGGGTTACCTTCCGGAAGCTGAAAGAGAACTTAGCTGAAAAGAACTCAAGTGCTCAATGGGAGATGAGTTCTGCTCGAAATAATAAGTCAGTGCTTAGCTATACTGCTGAAAAGTATCGGAAGCTTGCTCCTGGGGCTGAAGTGACGGTGAGCCGTGAAGGTGCGTCTAGTGGCCGTAGGTACTACTCCTTCGATACTGTGACTGTGAAGTTTCAAAATGGAAATCTATTAGTTGTTGCGCCCAGAAGGAATAATGATGAGGAGTTAGTTCATCGCTTTATCGATGTAACGACTGCTAATAAGAGTGCTGAAGAGCTAGTCCAGTACCTCGGTAAATGAAGACTAAGCTAAAGAGGGTATCAGCTGAGCTGGCGGAGAACCTAAGGAAGTGGGAGCCGGATTTACTCCGGCCCTACTCCGCCGAGAGGAAGCAAGGACCTAAGTACTTTACCTCCATCAAGCAGAAAGATGGATGGGATGAGATAAGCTACTATATAGATTAGATAAGTTAGCCTCCTGGGTAGGGCGCTAATACACCCAGGGTTTGTTTGTCTGGGTTGAGGTCCTTCGGGATCTCTTCCTGGTTACAATAGTTGCCTCCAGAGGATTTAGTTCGTATATTTAGGTATAATTAAAAACAAATAAAAGTTATGTCATCAGTTACAGAAAACGCACTTAGGGAAATCGCTTCAGCTTACGCCCAGGCAGTAGGTGTCCTAGAAGCTAGTATTAAGATCACACTCGAGAGAGGTGCTAGCCTATCTACCCAGGAGAGGGAAGACCTACTAAAGAGAGGTCTAGAGAAATCTAAGGAGATAATCGATAACGCATAAGGGTTGGTCCTTCGGGACCTTCTTCTTATCTTTAAGTATAATTAAAAACAAACAACGGTTATGAAAAGTAAAAAAGGTACAGTAAGTCCAATTATGGAAGTCGTTCTAATCAATGCTCTAAAGCTATGGCAGTCAAGCTTCATTCAGGAGCTAGATCAAATGAAGGCAGAGGGTAAGCGTCCAATGTTTCATCCTAACTGGACCTCGCTCATGATGCAGGACTTCGGTATCGAGTTCGGGATTGAGGAGCTTAAAAATACTCAACCCATCTTAGGGGATTAAGAGTACTCCTGGGTTCAGTTTGTCTTCGCGACCAGCCCAGGATACTCTCCCCTATTAAGAGTTGGCCCTTCGGGGCCTTCTTCTTATCTTTAGATATAATAAACAAACAAACAAAGGTTATGAAAGCAAAAGAAATCAAAGCAATGATGACGGCTCTTAAGAGTAAGGGCATAATGGTATCAGGTACAGCATCAGAGTTCTACGGTGCTAAGGCTTCTAATGAGGGTATATGGGTGGCTGCTGAGTATACCCCCAGTCTATTTGACTACTATAGCGAGGTGTGGGGTGATACATTCGGTGTAGAGCCTAAGCTGAATCAGATGGTGGAAGATAACGGCTGGTACTTTGAATGGCATGACGCCGGTACGATGATGGTCTGGGAGGCCTGAAATTAGAAACTAGGTAGGGGCCTTCGGGCCTCTTTTTTTTTCCCGGAGGTCGGATGGAGGTCAAGGGTAGGTCAGGGCTAGGTCACTGTTACTGCACTGTGCGATAACCATGCTAGTATATTTCACTATACGGTTTTCTCGACGGTATTCTCCAGCTAGTTAAAATAATGCATCGCTGATAGATTTTAAGGTATACTAATATATATTTATATATAGTAAATAAGGGTACAAGTACTTCAACGGGTTAATTAATTAGATTTAGTTGAGGTAAGATCCTTCAACTCCCTTTTTGTTTTTTCTTCAAGCTTATCCACCCTACTGTCAACATGACGGTAGACTGCCTCCAGGTCCCGCCTTATAGCGTTATCCTGTTCATTACTAAATTCGTATAACCTTTGCTCAGCCTTCTCAAAATTCGATACTTCTTTGATAAGGTTTTTAATTGCCATGTAATTCATAAACGTAACCGCAACTACTACCGAAGTAATAACAGCACCTACACCTAAAAGAAATGATATTGTTTCCATATTATATATTTTATATATGTCAAAGCACTTGTAGCACCCTTACTACGGTTTTAATATAAGAACTTTTGGGGGTAAAACCAACTATTGACGGGAAAATTTTCCGGAAAAAAATTCTACTATACAGTTGCCTATATAAGTATATCTTTATATATTTAATATTATAGGAGAATCTCTATTTATATAAAAAACTATGAAACTCATCTCTGCTTTACTCCAGGAATCTATCTCGGGTCTTTTTACCAACAGTATTAAGGACTTTGGCAATGATGAATATAATGTTTTTGCTACAGGCTACAGGATGTTAGGTGGGGAGATTACCTCCGGTGATGGTTTTTTGCAGGGATCTCGTGAGAATATGATAGATTTTAAGTTTACACCCAGTATCGTATCACCGGATTACGGTCATTTTGCTTTTGATAACGTATCTTTACTTAATTACATCAAGACTAAGTTGATGGATACGGATTTGCGTAGGAAGATGGGGAAGGAATTCAATATTGCACCCGTTGCTAAGGATTTCGAGAGACAGATCCTTATAGCAGCCGGTAATAGCGCCGTTGATATCGTCTCAAGACTAGGCCGGCATAAGAAGGTGAACTAATGAAACCTCTATCCCCTACCCTGTTTGAGCTCTTTGACTACGATGATCAGAACGATCTCCGGCAGGAAGGCTTGACGGGTGCGGTTTTGGATTACACCCAGCACCCGTACATCATCTTCGGGACCTTCATTCGGTCGGTTGAAAACTTCTATATCATCTGCCAGACATACCGCAATACATACGGGGAGAAATTTGATAAAATTGAGGAGCGCTTAAAGCACCAGTACTTTAATAGAGTGTACGGGTTCCTAGAAAGGTTCGATGAGACGCAATTGGAACACATAATTGAGGCCCGGCAGTTCACCGACTCAGAGATACTCTATGCAGTCAAGTCCGTGCTAGATTTTTATGAGTCTATAGAAGATTACAGAAAATGTGATAGGCTATGGAAAATACTTCTGCTAACGGTAGGAGAAAAAGTTGGTAGAACCTAAATACTTTCTTATCTTTAAGTATCAATAAAAAATAAAGGTTATGTTTGGTATTATTATTTTATACTTGTTAATAGGAGTTACGTTTAACTACCTGTGGGATGTTACTATCTCATATACCGGTTCGGAAGAGAATCGCTTCACTGTCAAAGAACGGCTTATTGTGTCTATGATCTGGCCTGTGGCTTTAGGGTTTGGTCTAGCAACGTTTATAGCCGCTCTCTTTAAAAAATAAGTTATGTCTTTAAAGAAGTTATCCTTTGACGAGGCTTTGGAGTTAGAATCCGAATCTCTTATTACTATCTACGATTTTCATCCTGATGCTACTGAGCTCCAGTACCACGCTCGGGCCAAGGAATGGTTCCAGAATTACTCTGATGTCCGGTTTAAATTCCGTCAGCATTCACCGTCCGAAGTCTCTAATATGTTAAACTGTGATTACCGCATTGATGTCCCGTTACCTTTTGAGCCTGAGACTAACACCCACGCCTGGAAATTCCTTTATGCCAAGTTAACTGAAGACCTTGTCAAGTTCAAGCAGTATCATTCTAAGGGCAGCTTTGTCTATGTTTTAACCAATCCCGCCTATCCGGACTATGTCAAGATCGGTAAGGCTGTTAATCCTTTACGGAGAGTGGAGCAGATCAACGGACCCGGTGTTGTTTCGGAATGGTCACTTCGGTACTCATTACCGGTAGAGAATGACTATATGATAGAGCATTCCGTTCATGAGTATCTTGTCAATCACCGGCAGTCCACCGACCAGGGTTCCTCAAGAGAGTTTTTTAACGTAACCCTAGACCGTGCCATCGAAGTAATTGAGATGATGGGGGAAAGAACCAAGACCGGTGCCGGGATATACTATTAGTAGGGATTTGCGGGTCGACTTGGTGCGCGGCGCGGCGCGTGTTAAAACCTTTTTTCTAAACCAGTTGTTTCGCATTGATCTAGTTCGTATATTAAAAACGAAGGGGAAGAGAAAAAGGGAGAAGGGAAATATACTTAATATATTATAATATACTAGATATAGATAATATAAATTAATAATATATTTTAATAATAATTAGTAAGCAGATATGAAAAATAAAACTATATACCAAGACAAGATAAGTCGACTTGAATCTCAAATTAGGAAGATCGAGCACAACGTTGCAACACTTAATCGTGATGCAGCTTACGTAGAACTTGATAAAGCAAGAGAGATTCTTAGAGATATGCAAAGTATGGTTAACCGAGAAGAAGAATATTTTAAATCCTAACTATGATACTTACACCCGAACAGGTAGAAGCTAATTGGACCCGTCATCTTCAATATATTGAGGACTATATCACCGGAGACCGTAAGGAAAAACTTAAAAGTACCTATCAAGCACTAGCAGACCACATGGTCCTTGCTCCTGCCTCCTCTAAAACATGGTATCACAACGCTTTCCCCGGTGGATACATCGAGCATGTCAATAGAGTTGTTGAATTATCGCTAAGGACTATGAAGTTCTGGGGTGTTTCCGGTGCAGAAATCGATTTTACCGAAGAAGAACTTGTTTTTGCTGCTCTAAACCACGATTTAGGTAAGATCGGTGACGGAGAACAGGATGGTTACCTACCTCAAACCGATAATTGGAGGAGAGATAAGCTAAAAGAGGAGTATTCTATCAATACTTCCCTAGATTTTATGCTTATTCAAGACCGATCCCTATATCTCCTCCAGAAATACGGTATTTCCATGTCTCAGAAAGAGTATTTAGGTATCAGACTACATGATGGCATCTTCGATGATGCAAATAAAGCGTATTTCTTCAATCATAACCCGGATTCTAGGTTCAAAACCAACATAGTCTTCGTTCTACACCAGGCCGATTTCATGGCTTCTAAGATAGAATACGATAGATGGTTGAAAACAGGGGGTAAAACAGCTCCTAACAACGAAAAACTTAAGACTTCTACAGGAAAAACTGTTAAATCTTCAGAAGGCCTCAGTAATTTACTTAAAAATATATAAAAAATGTTGGTTTTAATCATTTTATTAGCTATATTAGTGGGAGTCCTCGGGTTCTCTACATGGAATCTCCTTAAAAAACTAGAGAAACTAGAGGATACCGTTCAAAATCAACAGAAATACGTTGAGGATATCTCCAATGTTCTCGAGGATTCAAGCAAAAGGTTACGTGAAATCGACAGTAAGGGGAGCTTTAGCTCCGATGACGAGGTGGGTTTCTTCTTTGAAAACTTAAAACAAATACAGAGTGTCCTCGATGCCTACATCCTTAAGTAATACATGGGCAGAAAGAAAAGTGATACTAACTATTTCACGCAAGACACCGAAGACGCAATTGTAGCGTACAATAACTCGAAAGATGTAACCTTTCGTCAGAAGATTTTCACGGATAAAATCTATTATCCGTTCTACAAACTAGTAGAAAACATTATTCACACCTTTAGATTCTACTACACCGATGTGGAAGACCTAGAGGACTTAAAGCACGAGGTTATCTCCCTACTTATTGAGGAGAAGATACATATGTTTGATTCAACCCGTGGTGCGAAAGCATACTCTTACTTCGGGACTATCGTCAAAAGGCATCTTATTAACTATAACAATAAGAATTATAAGCGTTTAAAGTCTCTAGCACCGGTTGAAGACTTTAACGGCACCTATGACTTAGATACAGCCGATGTAAGACCTTACGCATTTACACTCAGGCAGATCTTTGACATATATATCGAGAGGACTTATGATAAGTTAGATGACCTTTTTCCTAAAGAGTCCGACCGCAAGGTCGCTGATGCGATACTCATTCTCTTTAAGAAGCGTTATGATTTAGATATCTTCAAGAAGAAGGCTTTATATATTTATATCCGAGAGATGACAGGTACCGAGACTCCGTACCTCACCAAAGTCATCAACGTACTCAAGACAGAATTCTACCAACTATACAACGGACTAGAAGAACAAGGATTAATTGATCTAAAAAACTAACCTTTCTATTTATAAAGAAAAGGCATGGCACTAGACAAGACTTTGTTTAAGGATAAGACTTTCTCCGACGTCTTAGAAGAGATATATAATAACTCAAAAAAGAAGGATAAGCAGATCACCGCTCTAATTGGAGAGCTTAAGCCGCTGGTTGAAAATATCGGTGACGCTACCCTAGTAGTCCCTATGATCGCTAACTACCTAGAGATAGGAGTTAAGAACGATGAAATGCTAGTAAAGATGCTCACCATAGTCCAGAGGATGGACAACGCTAAATCATCAGGCGATACTGCAGGGTTTGAGTTAGGTGCTGAAGAACTTGCACAGATTCTAGACCAGGCCAATGCCCTGGCACAGGAGAAGTAATGGTTGATACTAGAAATAGCTTAGGCTTATTCGTTAGGTCAGCAAACCCAGCAGTAGCTAGAGGATCTAAACAAGCTTTCCAAGCCGGGAGAGTTGTAAAAGTTAACCTCGATCCAAACTTTCCCGATTTAGTAGGAAGCGTACATTATAAGATTCTCGGAAAAGTAACTGACAATCTACCCGCCGAGCAGTACCCCATCGCTTTTCCTCTCCAGTCTCATATCAGACACCTGCCGCTAGTTAACGAAATCGTACTTTTAGTTTCAGCAGCATCAAAAAATCTAGATAGTTTAGCTATTAGTAAAACGGTCTACTACTTAGATGTAGTAAATATATGGAACTCTCCTCATTTTACTGGCTTCCCCGAAGACACATCTTCCGACCCCAAGCTCGGGGAGTACTTTGAGGAAAAAGTAGATATAAATCCAATGCTACCATACGAAGGAGATGTCATACTAGAAGGTAGAAACGGGCAATCACTTAGACTCTCTCAGACAGTACCTAATCTCACGCCCTGGGGAGGTACAGTGAAAGGAGACCCTATAACCATTCTGAGTAACGGACAGGTAGCAACTACAAACGGGTTTGAGTTTATTACTGAAAATATAAACGAGGATTTTAGTTCAATATATTTAACTTCAACTCAAACAATCCCCTTAGTAGAGAGCAGCGTTAACAGAAAATCATACTCTCAAAAACCAACTGAGACTAAAGCCTACAAAGGTAACCAGGTACTGCTTAGTAGCGGTAGAATTTACCTAAACGCCTCTACTGACCACATACTACTATCCTCCCCTCTATCAATAGGACTATCAGGAGATACGATTAACATCGATTCCACTAGCACCACTATTATTGAGGCAAATAAAATTGAGCTAGGGAAAAACGCTCAAGAACCTGTACTCCTCGGGAGTAGAACTACCGCACTACTTGAAGATCTACTCAATCAACTCTTATCTTTATCAATTGATTTGCAAGCTGCAATCTCTCTACCAACCGGAGGGCCGATAGTTCAGCTACAGAAAGCAGGAGTTGATATGGCAAGTAAAGTAAGCACGCTGAAAGGGCAGCTTGAAGGTTTAAAGTCGAAAAAAACCTTTACAAAGTAATGGCACTACAGGGTTTATTTGGAGTACTTCTAAGCCAGCGTGCTAAGCTAGAGCAGACCGTCATCTCACAGCTCAGTGTTTTATTAGAGCCCTATCAAGAGTTTTTAGATTCTACAAAGGACCCTGAAAGCCTTAGACAATTCTGTCCCACACCAGAACAGCTCCTGATACTGATAGCAACCAAAGATAACATAGAGAGCTCAGTAATAGCATTACAGCGGAGAGTCACTTCCCTACAGACCATCTTACAGCGAGTGCAGGTAGTTTTGATAGCTATACCTCCGATTATCACTATTATAAAAGCCCTACCCACTCCTAATCAGTTTACTACTACAGGCTTTGTTCTCACCCTTGGTGATAGACTGGAGAAGGTAAAAGAGCTCTCGCAAAAATACCGTGGAGAGGTTGCTGCAGGAACCTTCGTACTATCTACGATTAACAGCACCTTTGCTACGATTCTAGGACTATTGCAGAGCTTAGATAGAATAATCGAGATTTGTGCCCCCAACCTTGTTAGTGAAAATGAAGAAATTAGAGCACTCTCTCAATCCCTTAATCAATCCATCACCCAGTTTAACAATTCCTACAAAGAGTATAAAATAGAGATAAGGATAGTGGATAGGCAAGCCGTAGCTCCGCAGCGCTACGCAGTAGCTATCGACCGGTTAGGGGTAGTGGTGCTAGAGGGTAGACCGTCCTTTAGCTCATCAACACAAGTACTTGTAGATGAAATTAAGTTTAGAATTGATCAACTAATTATCTAAATCTATTTATAATTATGAAAGCCAGTGAATTTAAAGAAATAATTAAAGAGGCAGTAAGAGAAGCTATTCAAGAGGAGTTAAAAACCATCCTCTCTGAAGCAGTGCATACCCCTAAGTCCTCAGTCTCTAGTCCTGCTTTTGAGAGCGTTTACCAAGCACCCAAGCAGCAACCCTTGCAGTTTACAAGCGGTAATCCGCTTATGGAAGCACTTAATATGACAAGCAGAGCCATGACTTCTGAAGACTACCAGAGCGGTAATACTCAGTCACCGAGCACCGTTAGAGCTAATATGTCTGAGATGTTTGCAGGTAGTTCTTACTCCGCCAAACCGACTTACAAACCAGTCTCTGAAGACCCCAGGGCAGTAGCATCAGCAATCGCTGCAGCACCTAAAGTAGGATTAGATCTCTCTCAGTTGGGTTTTGTTAACAAAGCAGCCGCTATCGTAAAGCTAGCTGATAAGAAGAGCCAACCATATGGCTTTTAACGTACGTAGGATTAACCCACTCGATCTACAGCCTAGAAAAGCTGTAGGAGTAGCTCTCCCCTTCCAGGGCAGAGCTGTTTTTAACTCTACCTACACCACTAAAGATGCCACCAGGACAAATTTAATAAATTTCTTTTTAACAGGGCAGAATGAGAGAGTTTTTAATCCTAGATTTGGATCTGGAATTAGAAATTTACTTTTTGAAAACTTAACTCAAGAGAGTATTGATATTGCTACCGAGAATATTACGCAAGGCTTGCAGATATATTTCCCGCAGGTCGAGATAAGGAATTTGCAATTAGTTCCAATTTACGATGAAAACCTTGTAAACTTTGAGCTAAAATACGCTATTAGAGAGACGGGAATAACTGACGAGCTTACAATAAATTTTGAACTATAATGGCAGAGGAAAGAGACATAAAGTACATTAACAAGTCGTTTAGTAGCTTCAAACAAGAGCTAATAAACTACACTAAGAATTACTTCCCAGACACATACAACGATTTCTCACCAACTTCGCCCGGTACGATGTTTATAGAGATGGCTGCTTACGTAGGAGATGTACTAGCCTTCTACCAAGACACCCAGCTACAAGAAACCTACCTACAGTACGCCCAGGAAAGTAAGAACCTTTACGCACTCGCATATGCGATGGGATACCGTCCAAAAGTAAGCACAGCATCACAAGTGATTCTAGATGTTTACCAAACTGTACCTGCTAAGCTAGTAGGAGGCCAGCAAGTACCTAATTACGACCAAGCTCTAACAGTACTAGGCAACACACAACTTCAGTCAACTACAGGGTCTCCTGTAAAGTTTTTAATTGAGGATACAGTAAACTTCGGATTTTCAAGCTCCTACGATCCAACTGAAGTTAGTATCGACTCATCAACCGGCAATACGATTAATCTTTTTCTACTAAAAAAACAAGTAAAAGCTATCTCTGCAGAAGTAAAGACCCTAACCCTGCCAGTAGGTGCGCCTGAGAAGTTTAAGACTGTAAATATAACTGATGATAATATCTTAGGTGTTTTAGACATCGTGGAGACCGGGAATACCAGATGGTACGAAGTACCTTATCTAGGTCAAGATACTACATTTGTAGAGCAGACGAATCTAAGCTCCGACGCCAGCACCACACCCTACAGCTTGCAGGTACAAAAAGTACCTCGAAGATTTGTTACCAGGTTTACGTCTACAGGCACTCTTCAGGTACAGTTCGGAGCAGGTACATCAGGACAGAGCGACTCCATAATAACACCAGACCCTACTAATGTAGGCTTAGGAGATCAGATTATAGGTGTGTCAAAAATCGACACCGCCTATGATCCCTCCAACTTTATGTATACTGGAGCTTACGGATTAGCACCCGCAAACACAACTCTTACCATCAGATATCTTACAGGCGGTGGTGTTGAAGCTAACGTACCTTCAGATACCATCACAACTATACTAGCCTCCTCAGTAACAGCAACTGTGACAGGTTCAGCAAATAGTCTCCTTTTTACAAATCCTAATCCTGCAGACGGTGGTAGGGATGGAGATACTTCTGAAGAAATCAGGCAAAACTCACTTAGAAGTTTTAACGAACAGTTAAGAACAGTAACAAGAGATGATTATGCTATCCGCGCTCTTTCAATGCCTCCTAAATTTGGTACAGTAGCTAAAACTTATGTAACACAAGATCAGCTAACGAGTAGTAATTCTACGACTGATAGCATAATTGACAGTAATCCTCTTTCCCTATCTCTTTACATCCTATCATACGATGGGAATAAAAAACTCGCTACATCTAGCGCTACTTTAAAGTCCAATTTAAAGACTTACTTAGGTCAGTATAAGATGATTACGGATGCAGTTAATATAAAAGATGCTTTTATAGTGAATATAGGAATTACTTACGAGATTATAGTATTACCTAATTTTGCAGGAAGAGATGTACTATTTAACTGCACCAAAGTTCTTAAAGATTTTTTTGCAATAGAAAAATGGAATATTAACCAAAGCATCAACCTATCTAGTCTCTTCCCGTTACTAGACAGAGTCAAAGGAGTCCAAACAGTCCAGAGTATACAAGTCACTAACAAGGTTGGAGGTAGCTACTCTCAGTACGGATACGATATCAAAGGAGCAACCAGAAACAATACCGTTTATCCCTCCTACGATCCCTGCATCTTTGAAGTAAAATTCCCAGACACCGATATAATCGGACGAGTAACTTCATTATAGGGTATTTATTATAAACTATGGCAATCTATAGAATTTTTCCCGACAAAACAGCAACTCTCTATTCAAGGTACCCGCTTTTCAATACCGGTCTTGATGAGATAATGGAAGTAGACTCCTACTTCGTAGGAGATATCGGGTATGTAGCTAGAACTGTCATAGCATTTAATACCCAGGAGCAGAAAGATTTAATCAACAACGAGATATCTTCTTCTCTTGCAACTAAAGGACTTAATCTTCTTAATTTCTCTTCTTCATTAAGAGCATATTTAGCTGAAGGTAAAGAAGTTCCTATCGAGTATAAAGTAGAAGCTTATCCTCTGTTTGATAGCTGGGCTAGAGGAACCGGAAAGTTTGGCGATGTTCCTTATGCAACTGATGGAGTAACTTGGACCCTAACCAACCCCCCTACCAGCTGGACTAACCCTCCAGCAGCCAATACCACAGCTTCGTATTCCGGAAGCGGAGCTGTAGAGGGAGGACTATGGTACACCGGCTCCAACGGGATTAGCTTATATCATTCCCAAACCCATACCGTCAACTCTACCCACGACCTAGATATAGACGTTACTAATTCAGTAAAGCTACACTACTCTCATTCAATAGGTCAGACCCAATACGGTCTACCAAACAACGGTTTTATATTAAAGCTTACCGGAAGCTTAGAGTTTGGAACCGGGAGTTTAGTGTTTCAAACCAGTAGGAATATGTTCCTAAAGTACTTTTCCGCCACCACCCATACCATCTACCCGCCCGCTTTAGAGTTTAAATGGGACGATACTGTTAGGAGTACCACCTTAACTCAAGTCACGGATGATAACCCCGTCATCACTTTGAGCAATAATAAAGGCAACTACACTAACGAAGGTAAGCAAAGATTCAGACTAAGTGTAAGGCCGAAGTACCCCACTAGAACCTTTGCAACTAGCTCAAGCTACCTAACAAATTATGTTCTTCCCGCCACTTCGTACTGGGGCCTTAGAGATGAGAACACTGAAGAGATGGTAATAGATTTCGATACTACATTTACTAAAATTAGCGCTGATAATACCGGCAACTACTTTGATGTATATATGAGCGGCATTCAGCCTGAACGTCACTACAGGGTCCTTATTAAGACTGAGATCAGCGGTACTACTACTATAAATGATGGCTCAAATACTTTTAAAGTTGTAAGAAATGGCTGAAGAAGTACGTCTAAGTAGGACTGTTTTAGATCGCAATAAATTTAACGCAGTCGTTGACAGGTCTTTCAAAACCTTTGTAGAACCAGTTCCTGAACAGGATCCAGACACAGTACAAGAACTGTTTAGACTTTACGATAAGTTATTCTTTACTATTCCCATAAGGGGAGAAACCAACTCCCACGAACACCTAGTAAAGAGAAGCTCAGAAGTATACTCTTCTGAGGATAAGTCAGCTGAAATTCAACCCTTACTAGACGAGATTGCACAACTCCGTCAGGAGCTTTTAGAAAGCAGTACTGAAATAGTAAAACTTAGTGCACAGGCAGTTCAACAATCAGAAGTCTAATGGCAGAAACTACATACATATTAACTGAAGAAGTTCCAAATGTAGAAGGAATTAACAGCTACTCAGCCGAAGATACAGGGTTAGTAGATCAGTATATTATTAATTCTGAGTTTAACTCTACAACTGACCTTATCGAGCTATCGATATACGCTCAAGACAACACCCTACTCCAGTTAATCCCAAACTACACCGGGTATAAAGAGCTAGGTAACTCAGCAAGCGCAGGTAAGGAAGGAACTAGCGTTCTCTATATTGACCCTATTCAAGATAGTCAAACTCTAGGTTACAACCAAGGAGGAGTCTCTTTACTCTACAACTTCTTAAGAAACATCTCAGATGTAAGCCTATTCATTTCAGAAATTTCTCCCGATAGAACGGAAATAAAAGCTAAGACTCTAGAAGAAGTCCCCGAGCTGTTGCTTGCTATAGCTGAGCTTCAAAAAAAGCTAAATACATCAACCTACTTTTACGACTTTAGGTTAAATTTTTTAAACGGCACCCTTTTAATAGGGATAAATGTAAATGTAGATAGCGATAGAAACATCGTAATAAAGCTCTACGAACCCCTGCCAGCTTCAATTAACACTAAAGTAAACTTTAGATTAGTAGAAGTAGTAAGCGATAGTGTAAATTACAGTATTGAAGCTGTAACGCAGCCGGATGCAGAAGTATTCCCCATACTGAGAGGTCCCAACTTCACATCAGAACTTGATGGACAATCAGCTCAACCAACTGAATTTCTAGATTATAATCAACTATATCTCTTTCCAGTTACTAGTAGTTACTACAGGTTATTAAATCAAGTAAGTCAGAGCGGAGCCGAAATTAATATTGACTATGCTGACTACAATAACTTCGTTCACTTCTCCTCAGCTCAAGAGAGGTTAAACAATTTTGCATATAAACTTGAATTAATACAAACTTACACTAGTGCATCTAACGCAATCAGTACAGCACTCAGCACAACCGCATCCCTAGCTTCCTCTACAAGCGTAACGTTCTACCAAAACTTAGTTAAGGGCGTAATAGAGAAATTTGATGGGTACGATAACTACCTATTTTTTGAAAGCTCTAGCTCTACTTGGCCAAAATCAGGAAGCACCTTACCGTACGTAAACTTTCCAGTTAGCAACGCCACAGCGATTAACTGGTTTAATTCACAGTCACTAGTCGCCTCACTTTATGATGAGGTAAATCAGAGTAGCCTAGTCTACACGGTTCCTGAATTTATTAGACAAGACACTTCTAATGCTCCGTATTCATTATTCTTAAATATGCTGGGACAGCATTTTGATAGCTTATGGGTATATGCTAGAGCTGTAACCGATAAGTACAATGCTGATAATAGAATAGACTACGGGATATCAAAAGACCTAATAGGGGAGGTACTGAAGAGCTTTGGAGTTAAACTTTATAGCTCAAATTTTTCAATCGCTAATTTAAGCTCGCTATTCTTAGGTGAGTTTTACGATAGCGGATCCGAGCAGATAAGTTCATTTGTAACTGCATCAAACCTCCCCACACCCGATAGAGATCTGCTTGCAGAGACTTACAAAAGAATCTACCACAACTTACCTTACCTTATTAAATCAAAAGGTACTGAAAGAGGTTTAAGAGCCCTT